CGATGTTTGGTAAAAAATATCCAAACTGCGTTAAGGTTAAGGAATCTATTGATGTATATTCCAATTGGAGGGAAGATTTTGGTCTGAATGAAGCATCCGCTGCCTGGCAAAGAAAAGCAGGTAAAAATCCTGAGGGTGGTTTAAACGCAGCAGGAGTTGCATCTTATAGAAAAGAAAATCCAGGTTCAAAATTGCAAACTGCCGTTACTACTAAACCATCAAAATTAAAACCCGGTTCTAAGGATGCAAAACGCAGAAAATCATTCTGTGCTCGTATGAGTGGAATGCCTGGACCTGCGAAAGATGAAAAAGGTCGTCCAACAAGAAAGACATTATCCTTAAGAAAGTGGAACTGTAACTAAAATGAAATCCTTCAATCAGTTTATTTCAGAAAGTGTTAATATTGCCGGAAATTTCAACGGCAATCTTTATATGAATGGTTCAGAATCTCAATCAGAACCCGTTGGAGAGTCTTTTACCGCAGATATAGTTTGGGAAGGTAAAATGTATAGATTAGAAGTTGAAGGCAAGATGTTAAACAAAAATGAACTTGCAGAGCAACTTCAGGGAGAATATCCCGGAGCAATTGTACATAACATTTACCCTCAAACAACAAATTCTTTAAAAATTAAGAACTCACAAAGATATCAACCCGAAAGACTAACTTGGACTGATTAATTATGGCACAATGGAATAAGAAAACACAAGATTTTTTAGATCAAGAAAGAAGTCTCTTTGAGGTTTATAATATCGCAGATCATTGGGGAAACCAGACTGACTGGAGACCCCAATTTACTAACAACAACAGATTTAAAATATCTCCGTTCCAAACAGTATTCTTCAACACCTTCCAGTATGGAAAGGAAACTGATGTATGGGATGAAAGAGTAGTTGGAGTTGGAACTGCAACATTTAATGCAAATGCCAGTAATGTTGTAATGCAAGTTGAATCTACTGCTGGTAGTAAAATCGTTCGCCAAACCAAGAATGTGATGAGATACATTCCTGGTAGGGGTGCAACTCTTGCATTTGCAATTCGTCTTGAACAACCACAAGTTGGTATTCGCAGAAGATTTGGATTGTTTGATGAAAATAATGGTGTTTATTTTGAGGATAATGGGGGAACATATTCTTATGTGCTCCGTAGTAGTGTAACTGGAATTGTTACAGAAACCAGAGTATACAGAGATGAATGGAATGGTGAGAAGTTTGATGGTAATGGGTGGACTGGAGTAACCGCAGATCCAACAAAACAACAAATGATTTCCATCAATTATGAATGGTATGGTGCAGGTATAATTCAATTTACTTGGTTGATGAAGAATGAGACTGTTGCATCTCATACTTTTGAGAACTCAAATACTAATCCGGGAGTTTGGTGTTCTACTCCATTCTTACCTATTAGACTTGAGATAGAAAATATAACAGGTGTTGCAGGAACTCATTACATGTATCAGGGTTCTAATTCTCTGATTCAGGAAGGAGAATCAGAAAAACTTGGAACTCTTTTGAGCATCTCAAATCCCATCACAGGGACAACGATGTCATCTGCAAATACATTTTATCCAATTATAAGCATTCGTTTGAAATCTAATAATCTAACTGGTGTAATTCTCTTGAGATCATTACAGGCAGCAACTGATGATAATACGAATGTTTATTGGCAACTTTTACAAAATGCAACACTGACTGGAGGAACTTGGGTAAATCATCCCGATCCAAACTCTTTTATGCAGTATAATATCACTCAAACTGCAGTATCTGGTGGAAGTGATCTTTTGAGTGGTTTTGTAATTAATGGTAGTGGTGCGTTAGTTGATCTTGATGTTAGAGCAGCACTTCAGTTAGGTAGAAGTGGTATTGGAACAATTAGTGATACTTACACTCTTGCTTGTGCATCTCCAAACACTAACAAAAAAGCACTTGCGGTATTGAATTGGATTGAACAAAGGTAATTTTTATGGATATTCAAGACATTCAACTAAAGATAGGTGATGCATATCTCTCTAATCCAAATCTAAAGAGAGCAAATACTCCAATACAATTTACCGAAGAACAAATTATTGAGTTCTTAACTTGTAAGGAAGACCCCGTTTATTTTGCCAAGAAATATATCAAGATTGTTAATGTTGATGATGGTCTTGTTAAGTTTAATATGTGGCCCTTTCAAGAGAGATTGGTCAGCAACTTTCATAAGAACAGATTTAACATAGCAAAGATGCCACGCCAGGTTGGTAAGGCATTAGCATTAGATACTCCAATACCAACACCTGAAGGATGGACGACGATTGGGGATATTGAAGTTGGGGATCAAATACTTTCTCCCGATGGAAATTCAGTTTCTGTAACATTTAAAACAGAAACTATGATTAATCACCAGTGCTACAAAATATTTTTTGATAATGGAGAAGAAATTGTCGCTGATGCAGATCATTTGTGGGAAGTAAATAGTTCTTATTGGAGAACTGGAAAAAAAGTTATCAATACTGATGAAATATATTCAAGATACTTAAAGAAAACTAACAATAAAAGAGGTAAAGGTGTAGAAGGGTCACTTTATATTGACTTATCTAAAGCAATTAATGGGAAAAATCAAAATTTGCCTATAGATCCATATCTTCTTGGTGTTTGGTTGGGTGATGGATATTCTGCAGACGGGAGAATAATAGCACATAAAGATGATTATGAATTTTATAAAACAAAACTAGATATTGAACACGAAAGAGAAGATAATAATTGTATTCGTTTTAAGTGTAGGGATTTAAGAAAAAAATTAAAAGAAAATAATTTATTAAAGAATAAACACATTCCACAAATATATCTTCGCACATCCATAGAACAAAGAATGGAATTATTGCGAGGATTGATGGATACTGACGGTTCAATTACAAAAAATCAATCATTTGAATTTTACCAAAAGAATTATGAATTTATTCTTCAAGTTGTTGAACTTCTATCTTCTTTAGGTATAAAATCCAGAGTAAGTAGAAGGTTAATAAATCAGTGTTGGTATCATACTGTTCGTTTTCCCAGTAAGGAAAATATTTTCAATCTTCCAAGAAAGTCCGAATTAATAAATTTTGGTGGAAAGGGAAGACCTCAAAATAAAAGACATTATATACAAAAAATAGAAAAGGTCGATAGTGTCCCAGTTGCGTGTATTCAAGTAGATAGTGATGACCATCTGTTTTTATGTGGAAGAACATTTATTCCCACACATAATACAACAACGGTAGTATCATACTTATTACATTATATTGTTTTTAATGACAACGTAAATGTGGGTATTCTGGCAAACAAAGCATCAACATCAAGAGAAATCTTAAGTAGACTTCAATTATCTTATGAGAATCTTCCAAAATGGATGCAACAGGGTATTGTTTCCTGGAATAAAGGTTCATTAGAATTGGAAAATGGGTCAAAAATTATTGCGGCATCAACGTCTGCTTCTGCCGTTCGAGGAATGTCATTCAACATTATTTTCTTGGACGAATTTGCGTTTGTTCCAAATCATATTGCCGACGATTTCTTCGCATCAGTATATCCCACAATTTCATCTGGTAAGTCCACCAAGGTTATTGTAGTATCCACACCCAAAGGTATGAATCATTTCTACCGTATGTGGCACGATGCAGAGCGTGGTAAGAACTCATTTGTTGCCACAGAGGTCCACTGGTCTGAAGTGCCCGGTAGAGATGAGGAATGGAAGGCACAGACGATTGCCAATACTAGTGAAGAGCAGTTTAGGGCAGAGCACCTTTGTGAGTTTCTGGGGTCGGTAGGAACACTCATCAATCCAAGCAAACTGAAAATATTAGTCTATGATGACCCAATAAAAAGAAGTAAAGGTCTTGATGTTTATGAAAATCCAATAGAAGACCACAGTTATTTAATTACGGTTGATGTTGCTCGTGGAATGGGTAATGATTATTCGGCATTTGTTGTTTTTGATATTACGGAGTTTCCTTACAGAGTTGTGGCAAAATATAAAAATAATGAGATTAGACCGATGCTATTTCCAAGTATTATTAATGAGGTGGCAAGAGGATATGATAATGCCTGGTTACTTATAGAAGTAAATGATATTGGAGATCAGGTTGCTAATATTCTTCACTACGATTTAGAATATGATAATATCCTAATGTGCTCTATGAGAGGTAGGGCAGGGCAATTAGTTGGGTCTGGATTTAGTGGTAAAAAATCTCAACTTGGAGTTAGAACAACTGCAGCAGTTAAAAAATTAGGATGTTCAAACTTAAAATTACTTATTGAGGATGATAAATTATTTGTGAATGACTATGATATTATTAGTGAACTTACAACATTTGCCCAAAGACATAATTCATTTGAAGCGGAAGAAGGTTGTAATGATGATTTGGTAATGTGCCTTGTAATTTTTGCCTGGTTAGTCGCTCAGGAATATTTCAAAGAAATGACTAATAATGATATTCGTAAAAGAATATATGAAGAACAAAAGAATCAAATAGACCAAGATATGTCTCC